TCAATCAGCGCCAAGGGGACTAGCTCTATGTCCCCGAACCCTTCGAGGAAATCACCGGCGCCGACGGCGTCGATGAAGATTTCCACGTCGAGGGTAGACGGCCCCGCGTCCGGGCGGCTTACGAAGTTCCACGTACGCGCTTGAGTCGGGTCACTGATCTGTTCGGGGTAAAGGTTCCCCAAGATCCGCGGCATTTCCCGCACGAGTTCTTCGCCGGCAACGAACGCTCCCGCGAGGTCACTCGGGCGCGACCAGCCGGTTGCGTTCGGGGCCTTGTAGAGAGACTCGGCCACGCGGAACACGTCCTGCATTCCGACTATCTTGACTTTTCCGTTGTCAATGTCTCCAACGTCGACTTGGGCGATGCGGACGACCATGTCCGTTATCCCGAGGGCAGACCACGAAAAACGCACTACCTCGCCGGGAATGAATTGCACCCCATCGCGGTTCGTAGTAAATTCAATTTTCGCAAGGGGGAATGATAGGACGCGAAGCTCGCGCTCGGCGATGGCTTGTGCGGTGGCCGCACTATGTACTCCGGGGTATTTGTAGTCGGCGCGGACTTCGGCGCCCTGAATCCGGACGTTCGCGAGGTCTTGAGACATTGCCCCGGTGGCTTGGAATTCTTTGTCCCGGTCCGTGTACCCGATGTTCACGTGGTTTTTACTTCCCACCCACCCACTTCGCGAAAACTCATTTAGCTTGAGAATGTTTCCTTCGTCGAACAGGAAGAGCGCCGCCGGGGTATAGTCGTCCCGTATGAGACGGGTAGAAAACTTGCCGGTGGAATCCTCGAAGAAGATGGCGTCGGCTTGGCGGGCGACCTCTTTCAAGATATCCGCGGCGGGAATAACCGACGTGATAATCCACGACATTCCGTTGCCTTCGTCGGCAAGAATATTGCCGGCGGCGCGAAACGAAGCGATATCTACGAGCGCCGGGTCCATGGATAGCCCAAAAATGTCTGAAGTGAGGGCTTCGTACGCGACTTCCATGGGGTTCGCGTCGCCGTCGTCAATCGTTCCATTTATGATATGCCGCGTGCCCGTGAGCCCGAGGTTGTCTGGAAAGCGAGTAACACGAAAGACATAAGCGCCGACCGACGAGGACTCACCGACCTGAATCTGTTCCCCGACGATATGGGCCACGTTGACGTACGCCGGAATGTTCGTTCCGAGTTTCGACTGAAGGTAGGCGTTCTGAGTCTGGTTCGGGCCGCCGTTATACATTCGCATGGTGCCGTCAATGGTGCCACCCTTTGAATTCCCGCCGAGGGCTTTCTTGGCGGAGAACACTACAGGCGTTCCGGCTTCCGTGGGGGTTACCGGGAAAGCGGGCGTTATGCGGGCGGTTGGCACCCCTAGAACTAATTCAGTGGCCGGGTAAAGCCACTTGTCACCGATTTCGAATCGTGTGACTCGGTCTATTGGGCCGTAGCACAAGATGAGGTCTATACCGAGCCAATAGTTATACGCAAGAAGAATCCTATTCCCGCCCTGCGTCTTTGTCCGCTTCGTCGTTTTCAGGTCGCCGTACCATACTACGTTTGGCCCGGTGATGTCAACCGTTCCCCATGTTATCGGGATCGCGCGGTCTTCGGTTGCCGTCGGGACGTCGAAGTCCCCGAGCCCCTTCGGCCGCGCGTTCTCGACCGAGGCTTTCGGTATCAATACGACCTGAAGGACGACGACAACGATTAGGACAACAATGTAAGCGGCTAGCATCCAACCCATTGTTCAGTTGACTCCGATTGCAAAGGGGTTTTTCAGGGGTACGAATGGGAACCCACCGTAGCGGGCCGCGTTGGAAAATTTCGCGTTGCACGTGGGGAGTTGATGATCGCAGCCAGCAAACATCGTCATAGGAGTGCCGAGTGCGATGGTCTGAAAAGGGAATAGCAGAGTGAGGTCGGCGGTGTTGCCCCCCGTGTCGACTGTGCCCCGAACCATCCGGAGTTCGATTGAGCCCCGGGATAGGAATCCGGCGTTGAAATATGTCGGGTCGGCGGCGAGTTGTGCCGTGAGTTGGTTCCCGGTCGCGGGTACAGTGGCGGCCCCGGTGTCGAGCGTGATTAGAAGCCCATCTGGCGAAATCGCAGAGACTACCCCCACTATCGCGAATGACGTGTCCGAAACGCCACACTTCGCGTCGTAGAGAATATGGTTACACGGGTTTCGGCTCGTTTGCTGCGGAATCACCCGGTCGAGAATCGTGCCGGCGTTTTCGACCGCGATTATCGCGTCCGCGCCTTTGAACTGGACAACGGACACGAGGCCAGAGAAATACTGAATGACCTCGGGAGTTCCTCCGTCCGTGGTATGATAGCGGTACAATTCGAACCGATCCGTAGTCGCCGGAACAGTAACAATGTACCTACGCGCGAATAGATTGGCTATTGGCACGAGGACACTGAGACTCCGCTTCGACGTTACGTCGCGTAGATCCGGTGAGTCTCGCTTGATCGGTTCGGGGATATAGGTTTGGTTGTTGAAGACAACTTCGTTCTGACCACTCGTGTAGAGGAAACTCTCTTCAAGGTTGAAGAACTTGTATAGTTCAACGGGCTGGCCGTCTTCTACGGATAGTTCTTTGTCTAGGTATGTCACACGGATTCCTTAACGCCGACCACGGGGATTCGTAGTTGGATATTGCCGACTCGAAGATGCTTGATTGATATCCTGTCGGTAGCGAAACGGGACCGAACTAGCAAACTCGCTCTACGAATTTCAGGCACGAGTATTGTGACGCCGAGCGACGTGTCTATCGTTACCCTCTCTTCGCCGGCGCTCGGCGCAGTCGTTCCGACTATGGTGCGGAAAATCTGAGTCCCGTCGAAAAGCTCAATATAAATTCCGCCCCACGGATCGGGTCCGCCTTCTACAAAACGGTGGAAGTCATTCTCTACGAAGGAGATTTCCGTGTCGGCGGGTCCGATCGTTTGGCTGATCGTGAAGTCATTGCGGAAGGTCGGTAGCCAGAACGACTTCTGTTTTCCGCGCAGCCCGTACAGGATCTTTCGTAGCGTCCACGCTTCGGCTTCTGTAGCAACTTCAATCCCGAGGGTGGTGAACGTCTCGGGGACGGTTCGGTCAACTACTGACTGGAAAAGTCCAACTGCGGAGTCAATAAGTTGATACTTTATTTTGAACCCTTGTGACAACCGTCCTTCCATTAGGTTATTCGAAGCCAACACGGGAATACCGTCAAGTACCGGAAGGGAAGACACGTCCCCAAGGTCGACCGGGTCGTTCGATAACCAATTCACGTTGACGGTGACGATGTTGTTCTGGGTCTCCGTGAACTGGAAAGGGTCTTTTGATAGGGCAAACTGGAGGGGAACTACGAGGGTGGCGGGTGACGCGTGATTTCCCGCAAGACCTAGTTGAAGGTCAATCTGGCCGGGGACCGCAAGTCCGTTAAGTGCGATCTGTGATATCTCGAAGTCCGACGGCGAGCGCCAAAGCATTATGAGGTATTCTTGTTGAATCGTCGTGTTCCGAAAGTCTGCGTTCGCGTAGTCCACGAAGATCCGCGTATCCGTAGTCGCCGCGTCGGCGGTCAACTGCCGCGCCCAATGGAAGAGCGGAACGGCGAAGAACTTGCCGTGGAAGCCATACGACGCGTTCAAGAGCCGTTGCCGGTCGTTTACGTTGTCGACGATGTATTGGGCTTTGAAAGCCTGCCGGGGTTGCTGGCGCGCGGCGACCCGCTGCTCACTCCCGTTGGTAGACTCCATGACGTTCGTTAGGAATTCAAGAGTTTCGTTGAACGGGCGTTCGTAGCAATAAGGGAACGACACGACGCGTTGTCCTATGACCGCCAAGACGGGGGTTTCGCCGGACGCGAAAACGAAGGTGAACGACGCGTCGACCGCGGCCGGGCCAACCGTATCAACCTGCACCGTATATATGAGAGACTGAAGTGCGGTGTAAACCGCGGGCTCGGTCGGGGCAGCAAGCGGGCGAATAAGTGTTAAGCCGAAGGTGTCAACTTCTGTGATTGAGTTCAAAGTCTTTGAGACGAGGAACGAATTCCACACTTCGAGAACTCGACTCGTTTGCTGTAGAACGTTTCCGAAGTCCATTACGGTCGGCGTAATAATGATTCTGCCGTATAGATCGCCTTCGTATAATTCACAAATGCCGCCCGACAAACCCGAGATTCCCGGCGAGCTAGGAGTGAGGGGACCGGGGGGCGTCGGAAGCACCCCGACAATCAACCCACTACCCGCGCCGGCGATTTCGTCCAGCACAAGATTCGCGGCGGACACCGGCGAGCCTTGGTAGAGTGGCGGGTAGTTGAACGGATCTTCGAGGTCGGGGGTGATGCCGAGTTCTGCCTGCCCAACGGGCGACGTCGAAAAGACGTTCACCGTCAACACGAAGTCCAAGGCGGCGAATTCCCCGCCTAGTATGGTATCAGCCACTATACTACCACGCGGTACGCGAGGCCCATAAGGTTCGAGTCATTGTGGGGGGCGGGGCCGCCAGTGGTATGTGTATTTGTGTAAGCGACCGAGGTCGTGCTCGTCCCGTCCGTTGTTTTCCGGTGCATTGGGAAGAGGTGCCACGTGTCCGCGCCTATCACGATAGTTTCACCGGGCTCGCGCCCGTCCATCGACACGAAGCGCATATCTGGGATATGGCCGGCGATGACCCAACCTGTTGATGTCGGAGTCGGTGCCGCAGAGTCGAACGTATGAATCCATATAGGGGCGAATGGCGTCCGTTGGTTGAACGACTGCAAGCCCCCTTGATACAGAGGACCGGGCATATGTTGAGTCGTTGTACGGTTCCCCGCAAAAGAGAAGTTTTCGAACCACCGGGACGCACCCGCATCGGTGGTCGTGCTTTTCGTGATGTAATGGGAATCGTTCCGAAACCAATGGGTGTTTACGAAAGTGGTTTTAGCCCAATCGAAAGCCCAATGAACGCCGTCCGTTTGAGAACGGACCGAAGACGCGGTCATGTACGCCCCACCATCAAACGCTCCAGCCTTCTCAATCGTCCCAAAGCACAAGTGCCAGAAAACGCCAGCGGTCCCTTCGAGGACGACGTGGACGTACCGGCCGGAGGTAGTCGTGCCCGTGAAGAAGTGATACGCCGTAGAGTTCCCGGAGAACCCTTCGTCGGCGGTTGACAATTTCTGCCCGAAGTGAATGAAGGTGCCGTCCGTCCCCGAGGTGTTTGGGCTCCCGGTGTGGGCGTAGAAATTCACACCCGAACCGCTATCACCGTTGGACGGCATGCAAGAGATATTCGCGATCGACGTGGAGTTGTCCGCCAAGAAGTTGAATTGGGTTGTGACCGCGGCCGAGCCATCTGACATAGAGACTTGGGTGCCGGGAGCGCCGGTCAACCGGACGGTCGTCCACCCGTCGGTTGACATTCGGGTGACCATCTTCCCTAGAAGATCGGACGGACTTGTAGATACACCTGTTTCGTACGGCATGTTATGCCATCTCCATAGTCCAGAAATTATGGCGGGTACTTTCGTTGGTGTTTTGAAGCACCACGTGGTCGACTGCCGAGATAGTCAATATCGTTTCGGCTGCGTTGCCAAAACCGGTCACTCGACGAACGCCGTCAAGGACGCCGAACGTATCCGTTCCGAGGGGTAGGTTAAGCCCACCCGCCGGGCCACGGATAATTACGATGGGGAACAGTATGTGATCGCCGTTGTTCGGGTAGTTCTCGTGATTGTCCCACACCCCCTCGACGTTATATCCTACTGAGGCTGCCGGCCAGAGTTGGATGAAGCCCGTGGTGGCAATGTCCGCGGCTTCAAGCCATAAACCATCGACGGTTCGGATTTCGCCAGACCGGTCCGGGAAACAAAACACGTTGAAGTCCACTAGGCCCGAGTTGTACGCCGTAGCGACGTCGTTCTGCCCGAGGTTCGCGATCGGTAGCGGGTACTCCGCGGGGGAACCGAACGGCAGGAAGAGCCCTTGATACATGCCATGGTAGGTGGACCCCGACTTGGACCCGACGCAATACCGGCGGCCGCTGCCAATGATCCAGTACAGAACGTTGGTATCCACGAAGGCGGAATAGTATTTATCAGACACTCCGGGCTGAACCGACCACGTCTGCGACGGCGAGAAGCCCGTAGCGCAGCGATGAACCCAATTCCATATCTGAAGTCCGGCGTTCGTCTCCAGCCTAATCCCGCAGTAGATCGCCTGCGTCCCGTCGCCCTCGCCGTGCCACCACAACCCGCCGCCGATCTGGTCGGTATAGAGGTCGAAGTTGTTCCACGCGTCGAGCACCCAAACGTCGGCCGCCGGGATTGTGTTCGCGGTCGCGGAGACGGTGAAGGCGTCGGTGTTGACGAAGGGTGTCGCGCCGGCCGTGATGACGAACGAAAGAAGCGACGTGAGGTCGGACCCCGTGGTCGTGTAATTGACGCCGACCGTCCCGCCGGCTTGTGCTCCAGATATACTGCCCGAAACGGTGAAGGTCGTCGCGGTCGTAAGCGTGATCGTCCATGTCTGGGTCACGCCGCCGACGCCGCCATCGAGGTAGTTGATCTGGCCGTCGCCCGTGCCGACGTACGTCACCGAGAGCGTCGGCTTGTTCGCGAGGAACGTGACGAGCGTGCGAAGCATAGCCTCGTGCCCGTCAAGCTGGACCGTGTAGGCCGTGGCGTTCTGCCACACGCCCGCGCTCGTGTTTAATGCCTGTTTGAATGCCATTTAGAGAATGCCTTTCAAGACGCCGGCGTTCTTTTGGACTGTATTCATAATCACTTTCTCTCCAGCACTCGACGCCATTCCATCGGGTACTTCGTTGGGGTCACTCACGTTCACAACCGATACGTTCACAACGGGCGGCGGGGC